AGTAAAACCTGGTAAGACTATCCTTACTAATGGTAATCCAGCAGAGATATTATATCCATTCAAGATAGGTTCAGTAGATGGCTCTAACATCAACACTGCTACTTCTTTTATGAATATGCTACTTATGGCTACAGGAACAATAGATAGTTCATCATTACAAGCAATGACTACTGCTGAAGGAGCAGGATTATCTGTAGCATTATCATCAATCATAAAGAAAAACAAGAGAACATTAATAAACTTTCAAGAGCAGTTCTTAATTCCATTCATAACTAAGTCTGCACATAGGTTTATGCAGTTTGAACCTGAGAAGTATCCTGCACAAGACTTTATTTTTATTCCTTCTAGTAATCTTGGTATCATAGCTAGAGAGCATGAGCAGATGCAGTTTATGAATTTACTGAAAACACTAGGTGCAGAATCACCAATTGTACCATTAGTTCTATCTGCAATCATAGAAAACTCTAGTTTAAACAACAGAGAACAGCTTATACAACAGCTACAGCAGATGATGCAACCTAATCCACAGGAAGCACAGTCACAACAAGCTGCTGCACAGCTAGAATTACAAAAAGCACAGCTAGAATTAGCAGATTTACAGGCTGATGTACAGCTAAAACAGGCTAAAGCACAAGGAGAAGCGGTAGAAACACAGTTAAAACCAGTAGAAACACAAGCTAAGATAGCTGCTAGTGCTTCTAAGCACCTTGGAGATGCAAATGACCCTTCAAAAGAGTTTGAAAGACGTATAAAACTAGCAAATGTGGCTTTAAAAGAGAAAGATATAGACACAAAAGCTAGAATTGCAGAATTACAACTACAATCTTCAAGAAATACTTGATTTTTACAAAAAAGTGTGCTATAATCACGCAATAATAAAGCAAAAAACGTGCCAATGGATAAAAAAATATTAAATTACTATGATAACCGTTTTTCAATGATGTCTTCATCAGGTTGGAAAGACTTGATGGAAGATTTACAAAAAATGTATGATGAATACAAAAGTGTTCAGAACTGTGAAACTAGTGAAGATTTTCATTTTGCTAAGGGACAGGTAGATATACTAAAGTATATGTTAGGGTTAAAAGATATGTCTGAAAAGGTATATGAAGATTTATGTGCAGAAGAAGAAGCACACCCTAATGAAGACTTAATGTATGTGAACACATAATGACTAAAAGAATATTTGAGTTTCAATGTAAAAATAATTATGTATTTGAGAAATACATTGATGATTCAGTAAAAACAACTAACTGCCCATCTTGTAATGCTGAAGCTAAACGCATAATCAGCAAACCAAGAATAGACCTAGATGGTTGTTCAGGTGACTTCCCCACTGCATCAGATGCGTGGGTTAGACGTAGAGAGAGTCATATGAAGTATGAAAGAAAAGTGGGTATAGGTCAAGAGTATAGTAGTATGGGACAAGGTTAGACCCCCATTCAAAGTGTCTTTCCTAAAATGTCAACTGACACAGGAGAGTAATAGTGGCTGAATTTGTAGAAGAAATAGAAGATAAGAAAGAAGAACCACAGCAAGAAGAAGTAAAAGCTGAAGAAGTTAAAACAGAAGTAGAGATTCCTGAGAAGTATAAGGAGAAAACTCTTCAAGAAGTTATATCTATGCACCAACAAGCTGAGAAGTTAATAGGCAGACAAGGTACAGAGTTAGGAGAACTTCGTAGGGTTGCTAATTCTTATGTTCAAAGTCAACCACAAACAAAGCAAGCAGAACCAGAAGAATCTAATGATGATGATTTTTTTGCTAACCCTAAACAGGCTGTAGACAAGGCAATACAAAATCACCCTAAGATTAGACAAGCAGAACAGTTAACCCAAGAGATGCAGAGGTCTAAAGCTCTTTCATCACTGAAAGAAAAACATCCAGACTTTACTGATGTAGTAAAAGATCAAGGGTTTCAGGACTGGGTAAATAATTCTAAAGTAAGAGCAGAGTTATTTATGAGGGCTGATCGTAGGTATGATTATGATGCTGCTGACGAGCTTATTTCTACATGGAAAGAAAAGAGACAGGTAGGTAGTAAAACTGTAGAGATGGAGAAACAAGCTAGGTCACAAGACATCAAGAGTGCTACTACAACTGTAGCAAGCGGTAGCGGAGAAGCACCATCAAAGAAAATCTTTAGACGTTCTGATATACGAAATCTTATTAACAGTGATCCTGACAAGTACGAATCTATGTTGCCAGAAATTGTAAGAGCGCACAGAGAAGGAAGAGTCAGAGGATGATATTTTAGAAAAGGAATTTTAAAATGGGTTTAGGTACTAATCATGTAGTACAATCAGAAGTCAATACCGCAGGTTTTATACCTGAGATTTGGTCGGATGAAATTATCGCTGGTTACAAGAAGAATCTTGTAGCTGCTAACTTAATTAAAACAATGAACATGAAGGGTAAGAAAGGTGATGTAGTTCACTTTCCTGCTCCTGCTCGTGGTTCAGCTTCAACTAAGGCTGCTGAAACAGAAGTTACTCTTATTCAAGAGTCTGGTTCAGAAAAAACTGTAACAATTAACCAACACTATGAGTATAGTCGCTTGATTGAAGACTTTGCTGAAGTACAGGCATTAAGTTCACTAAGACGTTTCTACACAGATGATGCTGGTTATGCGTTAGCTACTAGAGTAGATACAGATGTATTATCTTTAGGTAGACAGGCTCAGTCAGGAGGAGGTTCTGCTGCTTATGACAAAGGCTTCCTAGGAGCAGATGGTTCTACATTTTATGTAGCTGGTAGTAACAATGAAAGTGCTATTAGTGATGCAGGGTTTAGAAGAGCCATACAGCGTCTTGATGACCAAGATGTTCCTATGGATAATCGTAACTTTGTTATCCCGCCTGTGGCTAGAAACGTAATGATGGGTCTATCACGATTCACAGAGCAAGCATTTACAGGTGAAGCTGGTAATGCTAACACTATTAGAAATGGTCAGATTGGTGACATATATGGTATCAAAGTATATGTATCTACCAATGTAGACACAACTAGTGGTTCTGGTGGTGCTAGAGTATGTTTGTTATTCCATCCTGAGTTTGGAGTATTAGTTGAGCAACTTGGTGTTCGTGTTCAAACACAATACAAGCAAGAGCATTTAGGTACACTCTTAACTGCTGATACCTTATATGGTACTGGTGAGCTAAGAGATAAATCTGCTGTTGCACTTGTTGTCCCAGCTTAATTTTAATAACAGGGTTGGCTCTAGTAGTCAACCCTTTTCTTTATAAGGATGAATAATGGCTACAGTAAAAAGAGGAGAACTCAGACAGTTTCAGGGAGCTTTTTCTGATACCTGGGCAATCAAAGATACATTTAATTTTGGTTCAATAGATGATGGAAATGAAGAAGCTACTGCTGTTACAGTATCTGGTGTAGGTTTAGGTGATATGGTATTAGGTGTAGCTTCTAGTGTAGATGTAGCAGACTTAGATTTAACAGCTAATGTTACTGCTGCAAATGAAGTTACATTTCAATTAAATAACAATACAGGTGGTGCAATAGACTTAGCAGCAGGTGAGTTTACAGCCCTTGTTGGAAGACCAAACTGGTAAACATTATAGCCCTCTTCGGAGGGTTTTTTATGTTAAGGAATAATTATGGCTTTTTTTAGAGGTACAGGCGGTGCAGGTACTGCTACATTTGAGCAACTACCTTTAGCTATTAGTGAGGGCGGTACAAGTGCGACTACTGTAGCTTCTGCTAGAGCATCACTCTTACCTGATTTTTCTGGTAATGCTACTTTTGTACTTGCAGTAAACTCAGGTGCAACTGATGTAGAATTTGTTACAGCACAATCTACAATTAGTTATTCTGATGCTACAGCAAACTTTACAGGAATATTACAAGAAAGTGGTAGCAATGTACTAACAAGTGCTGATATTGGTGTATCAGTAGCTTCTGCTGGTGTTACAGGAGGAGGAGGTGTTAGTTATTCTGATGCTACTGCAAACTTTACTGGTGTGTTACAACACAGTGCCAGTAATGTACTAACACAATCAATGATAGGTGTATCAGTTCAAGGTTATGATGCTGATACAGCTTTTTTAGATGCTGCTACGGCAAACTTTACAGGAGTGCTACAAGATGGAGGAAGCACAGTTCTAACAGAATCAAGTACAATTGAAGGGGGTACTTACTCATGACAACCATTTTAACTAAAAAGAAAGACTCATCAGGAGTACCAGCTACCGCTGATATCACTAGTGCTGTTGGAGGAGCAGAGTTAGCAGTTAATACTGCTGACAAAAGATTATATACAAAGAATAGTAGTAATGTTATTGTAGAAGTAGGCACAAACCCAGCAGCATTAAACTTAAATGCAGACTTAACAAACACATCAGGTAATTTAGTAGTAGATCCTGCAACACAAGTATTTGAGATAAAAGGTGATGGTTCTTCAGCAGAAGGACAAATACAGTTAAACTGTCATGCTAACACACATGGTCAAAAGTTAAAAGCACAAGATCATTCTCTTAGTGCTACAAATACAATGTTACTACCATTAGGTGCTGATTCTACGTTAGTATCTGAGGTAGGCACAGCTACTGTTACACATAAAACTATAGATGCTGCTGTTAGTGTTAGTGCTGCTGGAGCTATAACAAGCGGTACAATAGTATCTGATGTAGATGGTAATTTAAGAGATATACCTGTAAGTCAAAACATATCAGGTGATTATACATTAGCCATAGGAGATGCAGGTAATCAAATAAATGTTAATGCTTCTAATGCAATCATAACTGTACCTACAGGAGTATTTGCAGTAGGTGATATTGTATCAATTATATCAGTAAATGGATGTACAGCATCATTAGCTTGTACTGCTGTTAACGCAGTCAAAGCAGGTGATTTAGCAGCAACTGCTTTGCATACATTAGATGCAAATGGAGTTGCTAGTATCATGTTTAGTTATTCAGCAGACTTAGCTGTACTTACTGGGAATATTTCATAATGACTGGAATACATCAATTATTATTTTCTAATTTTTCTACTGCGGTTGTAGGAGCAGGTGAAGTTATAGTTATTGAAAGTTTTTTAGGTAACACTGTTTGGACTTGCCCTACTGGCGTTACAAGTGTTGATTATCTTGTAATTGCTGGAGGTGGTGGTGCTGGTACAAACAGAGGTGGCGGTGGCGGCGGTGGAGGATTTCGTACTGGAACTGGTTTTAGTGTAACCGCAGGAACGGACTATTCTATAACAGTAGGCGGTGGTGGATCATTTGGAAATAATAGTGGAACTAACTCTGTATTTAGTAGTATTACATCTGCAGGTGGTGGATATGGTGCTAGTGGAGATGCCGTAGGAGAAGATGGAGGTTCTGGCGGTGGAGGTGGTGGAAGTGGTTATCCTGATCACACTACAGATTATAATAATGGGGGGACTGGTAATCAACCTAACACAACACCAAGCCAAGGTAATAATGGCGGTCGAGGTGCTAACATGGGTGGTGGCGGTGGTGGAGCAGGTGCAGTAGGAGGCGATGTACCCTCGCAAGCAGGTCTAACAGGAGGTAACGGTGGTGCTGGAGAAGATTCAGATATCACTGGTTCTACTGTTCGTTATGCAGGAGGTGGTGGAGGTGCAGGTGAAGCAGGTGGTGGAGGCGGTACTGCCGATGGAGGCGGTGGTGCAGGAGGCACTAATTCTAGTGGAACATCTGGTACAGCTAACACTGGTGGTGGTGGTGGAGGCGGTTCTGATACGGCTAGTCCAGTAGGAGGCAGTGGTGGTTCTGGAATAGTAATTATCAAATACACAGTACCGACAAGTTCACCACTAATATTTAGAGGCACAACAAAATGGAAATGCCCCGTTGGAGTATCTTCTGTTGACTATTTAGTAGTTGCAGGAGGTGGGTCAGGGGGAGGAACACCATCTAACGGTGGCGGTGGTGGAGGTGGTGCTGGAGGTTTTAGAACTGGTACATCTTTATCAGTTACTTCTGGTACAGAATACACAATTACAGTAGGTGGAGGCGGTACAGGAACTGGTGGTGGTTCTTATGGTGGTGATGGAAATAACTCTGTGTTTTCAACAATTACTTCTACTGGAGGTGGTGCAGGAGGTTATGGAATTGGAGGAACCGCAGGAGCAAATGGGAAAAACGGAGGGTCTGGTGGAGGGGCATCTAACGGAAGAGTAGGTGGTAGTGGAAATACGCCTTCAACTACTCCATCTCAAGGCAATGATGGAGGAGATGCTAATAGTGGGCAAAATGGTGGAGGCGGTGGAGGTGGTTCTACTAGTGCGGGTTCTGATGCTTCAGGTACAAATTCAGGTGGAAACGGAGGTAACGGAACAGCATCTTCAATAACTGGTTCATCTGTTGTTTATTCAGCAGGTGGAGGGGGCGGTGCGTTTGGAGCTGATTCAGCAGGAACAGGTGGAAGTTCCTCTGTGGGCGGAGATGGTTCTGTAACTGGAAATGGTAGTAATGGAACGTCCTTTACTGGTTCTGGTGGAGGTGGTGCTGGAAAAGGCGGATCAGGAACAAATGGTGGAAATGGAGCTGATGGAATTGTTGTAATAACTATGAACGCATAGGAGAGATTATGAGTGCATACGGAAATTATTTAGGCATGGTTCGTAAGTTAAAAAAGGAAGGTAAATTGGAAATAAAACCAAAAGATAAAATTTATAGACTTACTGGGATTGATAGTGCTATGGAGTTGTTAAGACCAGGTGCTAAGTGGGAGATAAGTAATTCTACATTTACACGATGGGATGATGAAAGACCATGCCCTTCTATGGATGAAGTTAGAGATGCACAACGTAAAGCACAAGAGTTTGAAGATTCTATAAATACTATTTGGACAAAAGACCAAGAAAATAAAATACTAGAAATGCAAGGAAAGATTGCTGGTGCATTAAATTGATTATTGAATTACACATAGGAGCATAAAAGATGGCACACTTTGCAGAGTTAAATAGTGCAAACGAGGTATTAAGAGTTACTGTAGTAGAAAACAAAGATACTGCTGATGTTAACGGTGTTGAAAAAGAATACATTGGTCAAGCACACCTTGAGAAAGTATTAGGTGGAACATGGAAACAAACTTCTTACAACGGAAACACGAGAGGTAACTATGCAGGTAAAGGTTATACTTACTTTGTAGATCAAGACTTATTTATGCCTCCTAAACCATATAACAGTTGGTCTATGTCTACTGCCGATGCTACATGGATAGCACCATCTGCTATGCCTACTGATGGCGGTATATATAACTGGGATGAAGATAATCAGACATGGATTGATATAAGTGGTTCTAGTGCAGGAGGTGTTTAAACGATGAAGACAGAAGAGTTATTAAACGAACTAGATATACGACTAACTTCACATGAAGCTGTGTGTGCAGAAAGATGGGCTGAGACACTTTCTAAAATCAAAAGACTAGAAACTATATTAATTGGTTGTTTTGGTTCTATTGTATTAATACTTGTTACTATTATTTTAAAACTAAGCTAAGGAGAAGTCTATGTACGGCATGATGAAAGGCAAGAAAAAACCAATGAAAAACGGCATGAATAAAAGTTATGGTGGTAAGAAGATGATGGCTAAGAAGCCAATGAAAAAACCAGCTAAGAGGAAAGCATAATGGCTAAGGGAGTAGCTCACTATTTTAGAGATGGTAAAGAATATAAAGGCAAAATGCACAAAATGAGTGATGGTACATTACATTCTGGTGCAACACATAACAAGTCTAGTAAAAAACTTTTTCATCTTAAAGAACTTTCTAAAACAGCACAAAAAAGGGCTAAAAGTGGCAGCAAAAAAGTCTAAGAAGTCTCCTACACCTACTAACAAGGCTCTGTATAACAGAGTCAAAGCAGAAGCTAAACGTAAGTTTGATGTATATCCTAGTGCTTATGCTAATGGTTGGTTAGTAAGGGAGTATAAAAAAAGAGGTGGAGGTTACGCATAAATGGGTTTAGTTATGTTTTTTATAATTGTTGTTATACCTGTAGGAGTTTCTTACTATGTCACTAAAAGAATGGTTTGGTAAAGGCAAGAAAGGTGACTGGGTAGATATAGGAGCACCTAAGAAGAAAGGTAAGTTTCAGGCTTGTGGTCGTAAGTCTACTAAAGATAGTAAGAGAGCCTATCCTAAATGTGTACCTAGGTCTAAAGCTAAGAGTATGACAGAAGCACAAAGAAAGTCTGCTGTAAGAAGAAAGAGAGCAGCAGGTAATACAGGTGGTAAACCTACCAATGTAAGAACATTTGCAAGGAAGAAAAATGGTTCAAAAAAAGTATCAAAATCCTAAAGGTGGTCTTAATGAAGCTGGTAGAAAGTATTTTAAAAGAACTACAGGTGCTAACTTAAAACCACCAGTATCAAGAAAGAAAGCAAAGAAGTCACCCAAGGCAGCATCTAGGCGTAAGAGTTTCTGTGCTAGGATGCAAGGAATGAAAAAGAAAAGAACAGGTAGTAAAACTGCTAATGATCCTAATAGTAGGATTAATAAAGCACTAAGAAAATGGGATTGCTAAATGGCACTTACAACTACATATTTAGATTTAGTAAATGATGTACTGGTTAGGCTCAGAGAAGCCCAAGTAACCAGTGTGTCTCAGAATGGGTATTCTTCTTTGATAGGTGCTTTAGTTAATGACGCTAAAAGAGAAACAGAAGACGCATGGAACTGGGATGTACTAAGAAGCACAGTATCTTTTACGACACAACAAGGCACATTTAACTACAACTTAGATGGTGCTAGAAACAAGTTTAGAATCATCTCTGCACACAATGATACAGAAGATGTATTTTTACGTTATCAAACATCAACATACTTTATACAAAGTTTGTTGTTAACTGACACACCTACACAGGGAGCACCATTATACTATAATCCTAATGGTGTAGACCCTGATAGAGATGGACAAATAGATTTATACCCTATTCCTGATGGTGATTATATAATAAGGTTTGACTTAGTTATACCTGAAGAAGAATTAACAAATGATACAGATACCACTGCTATACAAAAGAATATAATTACATCTTTAGCATGGGCTAAGGCAATAGAAGAACGTGGTGAAGACGGAGGTATTAGTGTATCAAGTCAGTATGCAGTAGCTAAACAGGCTTTAGGAGATGCTATAGCTATAGAAGCTGCAAGAAGACCTGATGAAGAAACAGTGTGGTATCCTTCATAATGCCTAACAAACCTATACAACCAGTAGCAATAACATCACCAGGCTTCTTTGGTATTAACACACAAGACTCTGGTGT